CGTAGACAAGCAATTGCAAAAGATTATAGAGGAATCATCGTTATGAAAGGACCTCTCTCATTCGCTAGTTCAGAGGAAGTATTACTAGACGAAATAAAATTTAGAATAGATAACCAACTTCCATAAACTAACTATTTATATATATGAAACTCGATCAACTAAGAAAAATTATACGAGAAGAAGTACGTTCTGCTATCAAAGAAGAGTTACAAGAAGTAATGAATGAAGCAGTAAAAGCAGCTAGTGCACCTGATAAATTACAACCAGCACCACAAGCAGGTACTACCACTTGGTCAGCTCCTAAAAAGAACCACAACTCTCTAGAAGAGATGTTACAAGATACTAGGAACAATATGACTAACGAAGAGTATAAAAATGTATTTACAGGTACTTCCGATATGGTTCAGAAACCTAATTTTGCTTCCTCTATGGCTAGTAAGATGGGAATGTCAGGACCTACAGTCGGTGTAGATATATCTAAATTAGATTTTGTATCAAAAGCTAAATCTATATTAGATGCATCAAAGGAAAAAGATAAACAAAGAAACTTATAAAAGATGGCATATACAGTAGAAAAAATAGATCCTCTAGATCTATCACCTGACATAGCAGTCGGTATTGATTTACCTTTTAGCGGTAGAGGAGTATTTAATTCTACGTACCTATCTAAAGACGCAATTAGAGCTAATATAATTAATTACTTCCTTACTAATAAAGGAGAAAGGTATATGAATCCTGATTTTGGTTCTGATATAAGAAGACTACTATTTGAAAATATAGATAATGATAATTTAGAAGTAGTACGAGAGGTTATAAAAAGAGATTTAAGTCTTTTCTTTCCTAGAGTAGACCCACAACTAATCCAAGTTACATCAGATCCAGATAACAACACAGTATCCACATTACTAAGGTATCAAATATTAGATACGAATATAGAAGATGAGGTACTTATTAATATAGAAATATAATGGCTGAAGATAGAAATTTAAAATACGTTAATAAATCTTTTACCGACTTTAAAGGTCAATTAGTAGAGTACGCTAAAAATTACTTTCCTGAAACATATAATGACTTTTCTCCTACCTCTCCCGGTATGATGTTTATTGAAATGGCATCTTACGTTGGAGACGTACTATCATTTTATCAAGATACACAACTACAGGAAACTTATTTAACATACGCTAAAGACCCTAAGAATTTATACTCCCTAGCATATATGATGGGATATAGACCAAAGACAACAGGTGTAGCAGAAGCAACAGTAGAAATCAGCCAGATAATAGATGCTGGATTTAACTTTCAGCCTAACTGGGATCAAGCAGCAATAATCCCTAATAATTCTCAATTTGAATCTAGCACTAATACTGCTATCACTTTTTCTGTCAAGAATAAAGTAGATATGTCTTTTTCTAGCTCTTATGATCCTACAGAAGTACTTGTATACGAACTAGCCGGTAATAACCCAAGTCAGTACCTTATTCGTAAAAATGTAGATGTAATATCCGCAGAAGTAAAAGAACAAGATTATTCTATAGGTTCATCAGAAAAATTTAAAACTCTGACAATTCAAGACTCTCAAATAATTGGGATAGAAAGTATAACTGATTTGTCAACAAATGAAACATGGAGTGAAGTACCATTTTTAGGTCAAGACACAATCTTTGTTGATGAGACTAATACAGGTACAGACGCAAATGATACACCGTATCTTTTAAAACTTAAAAAGGTACCTAGAAGATTTGTTACCAGGTTTTTATCTTCCGGATTCCTAGAAATCCAATTTGGAGCAGGAACCAACGATAGTGACGACTCACAGATATTACCAGACCCAACTAATGTAGGTCAAGGTACTAACGAAGGTATTAATAGGTTAGATTATGCTTATGATCCTTCCAATTTCTTATACTCTAAATCTTACGGTATTGCGCCAAGTAATACTACCTTAAGAGTCAAGTACCTAAAAGGAGGAGGAGTAGGTGCTAATGTAATAGCAAATAGTATAAATACTAAATCTGGAGGAGATACAATAACAGCTGTTGGAGGTGATACAAGCAAACTATCATCAGATTTCTTAACGTTTAATAACCCTAAACCAGCTGTCGGCGGTAGAGGAGCAGATACTGTAGAAATGTTAAGAGAAAACTCTCTAAGATCTTTTAGTGAACAGAATAGAACAGTAACATTACAGGATTATACTGTAAGAGCTTTATCTTTACCTTCTAAGTATGGAAGCATAGGGAAAGTATATGTAACCCAAGACGTTCTTACTAATTCAAATAGATCTGTAAATACTTTAACAGATAATAATCCTTTAGCGTTAGCAATGTACACATTAGCCTATAATGCAAAAGGACATTTAATAGCTAGTAATAAAGCAATAAAAGAAAATTTAAAAACTTACTTAAGTCAATATATGATCATAACAGATGCATTGAATATAAAAGATGCATTTGTAGTAAATATAGGAGTAAATTACGATGTAATTATTCGACCTGATTACTCCGGTAGAGATGTTATACTAAATTGTAATAAGAAACTTAAAGAACTATTCGATATAAAGAAATGGAGCATTAACCAGCCAATTAACTTATCATCTATAACATCTGAATTAGACAAAATTAAAGGTGTTGAATCAGTTCAAAAAATAGAAATAACCAACAAAGCAGGAGGAGATTATGCTACATATGCTTACGATGTAAAAGGTGCTACTAGAAATAATATAGTATTTCCTTCTTATGATCCATGTATATTTGAAGTTAAATACCCTGACTTAGATATAAAAGGACGTGTAACAGTATTATAATATGGCAGTATATAAATTATTCCCCGAAAGTGATTCCTTCTTATATACAGAAGAAGTAACAGGAAATGCAGGTTTAGATGAGATAATCGAACTTGGAGGCTACCCTGTAAGTGATGTAGGACAAGCATCAAGAATATTACTAAAGTTTAACACTAGTGAAATTCAAGATGTAATTACTAATAAAGTCGCTGCTAATTCATTTACGAGTAGTTTACATTTATATCTAGCCTCAGCATACGAATTAGCATCTCCTTACTCAGTCTACGCTTACCCAGTGTACGATTCATATATCAACGGAGTTGGTAAATTTGGAGATTTACCTGTAGATAAATCAGGAGCATCTTGGGCCTATAGAGGTCAAGGCGAAACAGCCTGGACAATTCCTT